GGTAAAGAAATTGAATTAACGGGAATTTCAAAGTTTGCTTATATTTCTCAAAAACATTCAATTGATGCACAAATTAAAGGTTATGAAGATAAAACAAAACAGAAAATAAATATACCTATTGAAGACCCTACGCAAGGGGGTACGCAAGGGGGTATTGAAGCCCCTTCAGTACAAGGGAAAGAGAAAGGGAAAGAGAAAGAACAATTACATATAGTTCCTTTTCAGGAACGTGTAAATAAATTTTTGATTTGGTTTAATTCAGAATTTACAAAACATGGAAAACAACAAGCGAAGTTTAGAACATTAAATAATCAAACTGAAAGCAACCTTAAAAAATTATTAGATAAATATTTAACTGATGAATGGAGCGTAGCTTTTGAAAACATGATAAATAACATTTGGGTTATTGAAAATAAAAATGCAACACCCGACCATTTTTTAAGACCTGCTAATTTTGAGAAATATTTAAATCAAGGTAGTAAAGAAAAAGAACCTAATAAATTCGCGTGGGCATGATAGACGGATTCAAAATAACAGAACAGGGCGACGTTGTGAACAAGCTTTACAAACACCGCGATAATTACCATTTAAAAGGCAAATTTTTAGGATTTGACGAATTGCATAAACATTATTCAATGAGTTTAGGAAATTGCACCGATTGGACTGGCTACCCGATGAGTGGTAAAACTCAATTATTAATGGAATGTTTAATAAATACTTCAAAATTTTACGGATGGAAACATTTGGTTTATTTTCCAGACGTTGGAAACAACGTTGAAATAGTCGCAGATTTAATTCAGAAAAAAACGGGTAAAAGTTTTGATCCGAACGCCAAAAATGTAATTACTGATTTAGAAATTACGCACGGCATGGAGTGGGTTTTACGGCATTTTAATATTATTACGCGCAAAGAAACAAAAGGAAAGATAACGCCAAAAGAATTTTGGGAGTGGGCGGTAGATTTAAAAAATGAAGGTGAATTACATACGGCTTCAATTGATAGTTGGAAAGACTTAAACCACGATTACGAAAAATACGGCGGTTATGCACAATATTTGGAATATATTTTACCTTTACGAAATCATATTGCAGAGGAAAACAATTTACATTTTCACACGATTATACACCCGAAATTAACTGAAAAGGAAAACGGCAAAAGAAATGCGCCAACGCCATTTGATTTAAAGGGTGGATCTGAATGGTTTAATTCGGGCAAATGTATGATTACAGTACACCGCGAAAATCCTGAATACAACGAAGCGCAAATATTTTTTAATAAAATTAAACCTCGATCAAACGGCGAAGTTGGGAAAATGCTAATTAAATTTGACAAAGCAACTTTAAATTATTATTTAGATCGACAAAATGGATTGGAATTTATAAAAGAATTTGCAAAGGATGAGCCTTTAAAACCTATTAAACCAATTTCAAATCAATTTCCTAAAATACAATTTGACAATGTACCGGAATTGATTTCCACGAGTGAAAAAATAAGAATAGCAAACGAAAACGCACCATTTTAATGTCGATTGATTAAATATTAAATAAAACAATGTCGAAAAAAACAAAAAAAATCAACCTATGAGTTTAGAAATGTTAAAAAGAAAAGCCGGTTTAAATGTACTTTATTACAGGCTGAAAAACTCGATTGAAGAAATCGAAGCAAAACACCCTGAAAGAAATGATTTATTAGATCCTATGCGCGAAAGTTTAACCGAGGTTGCTGAATCAATTCAATACTTTACACACTGCGACAAAGTAACACGCGCCACAAATAGCCGAAACCACGATTTACAGTTGGAAAACATAAAGCTAAAACAGGAAAATAAAAGCCTGAATATTCATATCGGAAATTTATTAAACGGACTATGAAAAAATGTAAATACTGCAAAGAAAAATTTGAGCCTATTTCCTTCCTTCAAAAAAATTGCTTTGAGCCTAATTGTGTAACTGATTGGATAAACGAAACAAAGCAAAAGCAATGGACCAAGAAAAAAGCGAAGTTAAAAGCTGAATTAATGACGGTACAAGATTACATAAAAATAGCGCAGCAAGTATTTAACAAGTACATTCGACTTCGGGACCAGGGGCAAAATTGTATTTCTTGTAATAAACCAGCATTAAAGGAAAACGCGGGACATTTTTACAACGCGAATAACCATTGGAACGTTCGATTTAACGAGGACAACGTGCATTTACAATGTGAATACTGCAATACATATTTACATGGCAATTTAATTCAATATAGAGAAAGCCTAATTAATAAGATTGGATCCAATAATTACGATATTTTAACTGCTGAATCCGATAAAACGCGCAAATTTTCAATTGATGAGTTAAAAGAAATTATCAGTGTTTACAAGGCAAAAGTAAAAATTCTTGAAAATAATTAAAAAAGATAGTTGCTATATTAAAAATTTAGATTATATTTATAAACAATTAAAAACAAAAGGTTATGAAAGCAAAGGAATTAAGAATTGGAAATTGGATTAGCACTATTTATGGAATGGAATTTCAAGTTTATCCAATGGCTTTTAAACAAATGCCGACAGATGAAAAACACAATTTAATTTTAGATACATGGAAACCAATTTCACTAACTGAAGAATGGTTATTGAAGTTGGGTTTTAATAAAAATGATAAAAATAGGTGGGTAAAAGAAAAATCACATTATGCAATATTTTATTTTGAATATTACGCAACAGGTGAAAATAATAGCATGTGGAGAATTGAATACCACGATACCGATTACGGGAAAAATGAATACAAAGATTGCCACCAATGGGGCGAAAGGATTAAATACGTTCACCAACTTCAAAACTTATATTTTGCATTAACAGGAAAAGAATTATGAGCGTGACAAATTTTGAAAATTACACGCATGAATTGACGTACCAGGAATTGGAAATTTTACCGATTGTAATTCATGGATTCAGGGCGTATAAAAAGAATAATCCGATAAAAGCTGAATTAATAGTAAAACGCATGAATCAATTTTTAACGGATCGCGGGTATAAAATAAGATTAACCGGTCCACGATTACGAAAGTTAGTAAACTATATTCGTTCAAATAGCTTATTACCGTTAATTGCAACGTCACAGGGGTATTTTACAACTGATTGTAAAGAAACTATTGAAAGCCAAATTAAAAGCCTTTACGAGCGCGCAAATAGCATAAAAAATTGTGCAATTGGATTGGAAAAATTTTTATAATTAGAAAATAATTAGTATTTTTGTTAAGTAGAGTTACGGCTACAAGTAAAAATTTATTGAAGTCCTTAATCTGAGTAGAGCCCGTAACCTCGAAAAGATTAAGGCTTTTTTATTATATGGAAATTTGGAAAGATATACCTGGTTATGAAAACTTGTATAAAGCATCAACAAAAGGTAGAATTAAAATTTTAAAAAAAGAATGGTTATCGGGTAAAAACACAATAAGAGAGCAAGATGAAAAAATTATGGCTCAAGGAATAACAAAAGGTTATTACCAAGTAAAATTACATAAAAATAAAAAATATAAAAATTATAGAGTTCATCAAATTATAGCAATGACATTTTTAAACCATTTGCCTTGTAAAATGAATTTAGTTATTGATCATAAAAATGATAACAAATTAGATAACACGGTTGAAAATTTACAAATAGTTACAAATAGGTTTAATTGTAAAAAAACACAGGGGAAATATTCAAGTAAATATAAAGGAGTTCATTTACATAAACATTTTTATAAAGATAAAATTTATATATATTATCAATCACGAATATTAATTAAAGGTAAAAAAAAATCACTTGGTTATTTTAAAAATGAATTTGACGCCCATTTGGCTTATCAATCCGCATTAAAAGAATTATAAAAACGGATTAAAAGAATTTTTGTAATATTTTTTTAAAAATTAGGTTTATATTAAAAATTTAGATTATATTTGTAAACAATTAATAATTATAGTAATGAAAGCAACAGTAAAAACAAAAAATCCTTATACGTTTCCAACGTTTACGGTAATGATCGGAAAAGAAGTAATTAAAGCTTTTTATTCCAGAAAAGAAGCAATTGAATTTAGAAACAATTTAAACGAAAGCAAATGATTAATTTATTCAAAAACTTAGCTGCATTCCAACAGGAAATTAAAGTGATTCACAAAGGATCAACAGGTTACGCAAATCAGTACAAATTTGCGGATTTACCTAAAATCTTCGAGGCCATCAATCCATTAATGCAAAAACACGGATTAGGATTCGCTCAAATGATTAACAGCCACGAAGGACAAAATTATTTAGTTACGATTGTATTCCATTGTGAAAGCGGCGAAAAAATTGAATCAAGTACATTAATTCCAAACGTTCAACTTGTAAAAATGAACGAATACCAATGTTTTGGATCCGGAATAACTTACTACCGTCGTTACTGTTTGAGCAGTATTTTAGGTTTAGTTACGGACGTAGATAATGACGCAAGCGGATTGCAAGTTTTAGACACTAAAAGATTTAATGCTGCGGTTATTGAAATACAAAACGGAAATTTTAAACGCTCCGATCTTGAAGCCCGTTTTGAATTAACAAAAGACCAAATAAATTTTCTAAATGAAAATGGAATCTAAAGTAGTTTTATTCGACGCAGATAGCCTTGTTTATCAATCGATTTACAAGGTTATTAACTTCGCTGAAATACGCGAAATGTACAAAGCAAAGAAACAACGCTTTGAAATTGAAATGGAAATTTTACAGCGCGGTTACGATCGTTTTGAAAAACTAACTTTTGATATTTTAAACGAAATTGAGGAACATTACAACGTAACAAAAACAAATTACTTTTTTACAAAATGCAAAAATAATTTTAGAAAACAAATTGATCCACAATACAAAGCAAACAGAACCAAACGTAATAAGTGGGTAAATGAACTTCGCGATTATTTATTGGAATATTGGGAAAATTCATACGCTCACGACGAATACGAAGCAGACGATTTAATTTATTACAATGCTGAAACAATGGCCGTAAATCAATATATTATTTGCAGCATTGATAAAGATTTAAAACAAATACAGGGTTTACATTTCGATTATTACCAGCTAAAAAGATATGACGAAAACGGAGAAATATTTAAAATACGCAAAGGATTTAAAAACATGACAAAAACCGACTGCGAAAATTTACTTTGTGAACTGTTTTTAGTAGGGGATGCATGCGACAATATTAAAGGCGTGAAAGGAATTGGAGAAGTAAAAGCAAAAAAAATTATTTACTCAAAAAATTCAACGTACGGAAAATTTCGAGCGATTTGCGAAGCGTATAAAAACGAATCTGAATTTTGGAAAGAAAAATTACGAATGAATTATAAATTATTAAAATTTCAATAAATGGAACCAGAAGAGAAAGCAAAAGAATTAGTTGATAAAATGGAAAAAGATTTCCAATATTTTGCAAGTAGAGAAATAGCAATTCAACACGCAGTAATTGCAGTGGATGAAATTTTAAAGTCATTTGGTACATTAACTAATGGCAATGTATTTTATACAACTTTCAATGCCATTGAATATTATCAAGAAGTTAAACAAGAAATTATTAACCTTTTAAATCAGAATAAATGAGAATAAAATCAGAAAATGAAGAGCGACCATTAGTAGTAATTGAATTTATTAACTTTTAAATAATAAATAATGACACCTGAATTAAAAGCAAAAGAATTATTTGATAAATATTTTATCGAATTAAATGAACATAATGAATGTTATGAAGAAGCCGCAATACAATGCGCATTAATAGCAGTAAATGAAATATTAAATCTAAATGTTTTTGAATATACATCTGATTGGAGTAATACGATTGAGTATTGGGAAGAAGTTAAACAAGAAATAATTAACCTTTAAATCAGAATAGAATGAATGCAGATAGCAAATACTTTGATAAGTATTATGATTATGTAAATCGTGGTATACAACCTGAAACAAAAGAATTAAGAGCTGTTTTTAATATCGTAGATGATTTAACAGATAGACGTGGAATAAAACACGAATTTAATAAAATTGATGCAGATATTCAAGATGAAATTATTGAAACTTGGGTTTTATGTATTAAAAATGGATTGATGTGAAACCTTTAAATCAGAATAGAATGAAACCAAAAGAAAAAGCAAAAGAATTATTGGATAAATATTATATTATTTGTCAAGAATTTACGGAAGAAATACAATGCAGCATTCAGGCTAAACAATGCGCATTTATTGCGGTGGATCAAATAATGAAAGCGCCACATGAAAATTGTTACATGGAATTAATACCAACGGATGCTGAAAATACGGATTGGTTTTGGAATAAATTTGATGAATATTGGAACGAAGTAAAAAACGAAATAGAAAAATTATGAATCCTGAAGTAAACGAAGAGATTAACGAATATAAGCGCGAAATTAGGGAGCTGCGGAGCGTTTTAATGCACATTATCGACCAGATTGATAATAACACGCCATTAACAAGTGAATCGCTTATAATTAAGATATGTAGAGAAGAGTTAAAAATAAATAAATAAATAAATAAAAATGGAAAACAAGTATGACAATTCAGGGGCTTTATTCACGAATGAAAAAAAGATCAAAGACACGCACCCGGATTTAAACGGTAAAATAACAATTAACGGAAGAGAATTTTATTTGAGCGCATGGAAAAAACAAAGTAAAGAGGGCAAAGGATTTTTGAGCCTATCAATTAAGCCAGTAGATGAGCAACAACAAAGGCCTGAAATACCAACAAAATCAGTATTGGACGATTTTTTAAATGATTTTTAAGAATGAAAGCAAGCAAAATAATAGCAAATAGCGATCAGATTACACGCAACTTAATTCGTGAATACTTGAATAAAACAGGTTTAACGCTAAATAGTTTTTGTTTGGACGCTAAATTACACCAATCAAACATTCACACGTTTTTAAACGGCAAATCGCTTACAAATCAAACAATACAACGGGTTGCTGCGTATCTTTATTCGAAAGGAATGTAATAAATAAGAGCGAAACGTAAAAAATTTCGCTTTTTTTTCAAAATATAGTTGCTATATTAAAAATTTAGATTAAATTTGATGAAATAATTAAACAAAGCAATATGAAAGCAATCGAATTTAAAAACAGAAATTTCAAAATCGCGGATTTAGAAAATGTAAATAGCGATATTTATTTTAGTATTCAGATAGGATCTAAGCAAATGAATTTTTGTGGTGAAATTGAATTCAATATTACAGTTGAAAATGGCGATCACGTAATTGAAAGCGTTGATGTAATGTTGGAGCGTTACGATTGGGAACACGTAGACGTTAACGGATTCCTAAACAAGCGAAATACAAAGTTAATTTGTGAGGCAATTGAATCAATAGCGATAAACGATCCTGAAAGCTTTGGTTTTGATATGGAAGCATACGAAAACGATCAAATGGAATGGCACGCGGATTTAAACGCTCAGATTAAAAAAGAATATGCCAGAAGTAATAATTATTAATATCATTTTATATGTAGCGATAGCGGTTTATATCTTAGAAATAAACCGCAGAAATCGCGATAATTAAAAAAACAAAAAAATGAAAAAAAATCTTTGCGAAACAATAAAAAACGCGCCAAAAACTGAATGTTTTACGCAGTTACCAAATGATAATCACTTAAAAATAAACTTTGAAACATACGAGGTTGAATTTGGAACATGGAATATTGGAAAACTAACTTCATTAATTGTAACTCATCCAAACGGAACGGAGCAGAAAATTGATTTAAGAAATATTTAAACTAAATTTGACTCATGAAAAAACTAAAAGTAATTACAGGATTTTTAATATTACCGTTTTTTACGGCTTTATTTGTTTTAGATCGAATCATTTTAACGGCGTGTTGGTGGTTGACTTCAATACCTATTCAGAAATGGATATACGACGAGAATCACGCGTATAAAAGTTTAATCCGGGTAATTATCGCGCTGGCAATTTATGGACTGTTTGAGCTAATATTTTAAGCACTTACGCGCCAAAGTAAAAAATGTCAAGGATAAGTCAAGCAATATGTTATTTGAATGCAGAAACAAGCGTTTTAACGAATGATTGGATTAAAAATAACCTGACTCACATAACGGTAAACGAAAGTTTAAAGGAACTTAGAAAAACGCGTATGAAAGAAAAACGCGCCAAGTTAAAAAACACGTAAAAAATTACTATATTTGTATCACTATATGCAACATAGTAAAAGACTTTTATAATTTTGATTAGTTTCAATAATTAGGAATCCCTTTCAAGTTGCATGACGAGAGGGATTTTTTTGTTTTACATAGTAGTTGTATATCGTTGAACTGCATTACCAAAAACAACGCCTTGATATGAATGCTTGTTATAAAATCCCGCCATGTTTTAGCTTAACAACGGGTACTGCATACCAAAAGGTAAAAAAACAAGTAAACCAAAAAGCCAAGTGTGAAAACACGAATACATAAGAAATGGTCGCAGAGGGAAGTGTCATAATTCAGGGTCAACCTATTAATTTAGGTTTAAATATTGCGAATACCTTATGCAGTATAAAAGCGAAGCTATATGATTTAAATAAAAAAGTGTAATTTTGGAAAAAAACAATGAAAAAACAAAGAAATGGCAGATAGATTAGATAATTTAAAAAAGTTTGAACGAGGGCAAAGCGGAAATCCAAACGGAAGACCAAAAGGGGCTCGAAATCGAAGTACAATTTTAAGAGAATTACTCGATTTAAACGACCAAGAACTAAAAATGCACCAAGCCCAAATTGATAAAGCAATTGAGTGGAAAGATACAAACGCGTATAAAGCCGTTTTAGATAGTGCATACGGCGCACCCGTTCAGCAGGTAGAACAAACGCAAACAAACATAGATTTAAGCGATTTAACAACAGACGAAATAAAAGACTTATTAAAAAGTGAATGAACGCGAGCTGGCAATTAAAAAATTATTACTTTACGAGCTTTGCAGGCGTGAATTCTGGCAATTTTGCCTATTCTACGATCACGAATTTTTTTCCAAAAGAGTATTTTTGCACGAAATCGCAAACGCATTCCAAGAAATTGAAGAGAAAAAAATAAATTCGCTCAGCGTTTCAATGCCGCCACGAGCTGGAAAAAGTTACGTAACCTCTTTATTTTGTGCGTGGGTAATTGGACGCAACCCAACGGAATCAGTAATGCGTAACACGTGCACCGCAACGCTATATTTAAAATTCAGTTACGACGTTCGAACTATCGTAAAATCCGATAAATTTAAACAAGTATTTAATAACGTCCATTTGAGCGATGACAAAGCAAATTTGCAAGGTTGGAATA